AAACTATGCATCCTCTAATCCAAAATCATATTCTATTGATGGAATAGTTGAAAATAACACAAGCGGCACAGATAACACCGTTGAATTTGGTGCTGGATTGTGGAATCCCGGCATTCAGGCTGGAATTACAACTATTGGATTTGCTCCATCAGCAGGAACATTCGTTCAATACTCCACCTTTTACCTCTACGGCATCAACAACTCATAAGGGAGACACAATGGCAGATGTAATCGAAGTCAACTGCACCACAGGCGAAGTAACCACTCGCCCACAAACCGCTGAGGAAATTGCAGCAGCCGAGGCGTTAGCCGCGCAAGCTGCCGCTGACAAGGCAGCCGCTGATGCAGCAGCACAGGCAAAGGCAGATGCGAAAGCAGCCGCTATCGCTAAGCTCACCGCATTGGGGCTAACTGCTGACGAAGTGGCAGCGCTAACAGCGTAAGTAATACCAGCTTGACAACCCCGCTACGGCGGGGTTTTTTATTGGAAACTATTTAAGGAGTAAGTGTGGCTATTGGTGATGACGGCTTTCGACATATAGCAGAACGTCCCGTTGACCCTATTGGTCAACCAGCCAATGCAACTAACACTTATCAAAATACTGCTAATCAGTATGACGTTGCAGTTTCCGGTATCCCATTCTTTCTTGGACCCAATAAGGAAAACCCATATAAGCGCGAGACTGCACAGTACCGCAAGCAACAGATTGACCAACAGAAGGAACCAGGCGAGCAGACACTCACCGGTTGGTGGCTTCGCAGCCAGTCCAGCTTTGACTACGGCGCAGGCATTCGTTACGAAGAACCAGTTGAAGGCGCAACTGTAGGGCAGCGCTTTAACAAATCCGCTGGCGTGGAAGTATTTAACATTGGCAAGGTAACACTACTGCCAGATGTTACAGCAGTACACTCCATTACCAACACTCCCAAAATGGTAGGCGCTATTGACGCTAATGGAGTTAACCTTGTTATCTGGTCAGACGGTGCAAACCTATACCGTACTACCGCAGCTGGCACAACCACTACTCTTACATGGGGCGGCTCGGGAACAATCCTTGCTGTCGCTCAAGATGGACAGAATTACTACGCAGCTAATGCCACAGGCATCTACAAAGGCCCATTGACTGGCGCTACTAGCGGTGCATCTATCTTCACGCATCCATCAGCCGTAGGTACTGTTACTAACGTTGCTCTTGGTTGGGCCAAGCAGCGCCTTATTGCTGGCGTTAACAACTACCTGTACGAAGTACAACCTATCATTTCTTTCGGTGTTACCACAAGCGTAGTAGATGGCTCATACAACGCCACCCTGACTACCTCAGCTGCACACAACTTCTCTATCGGTTCACTGATTACTGTCGCATCAGTTGGCTCTCCTTACAACGGCACATGGTCAGTTACCAATGTAGCCAACAGCACAAGCGTTACCTTCTTTGTCAACAACGCTGCTGTCAGCCAAGCATCTGCATCGGGTACCGTCACACTTGCAAGCAATAACAACTTGCCTATCTACGCCCACCCAGATACCAACTGGACATGGACAGGCGTATGCGATGGTCCTAACGCTATCTACGCATCGGGCTATGCTGGTGATTCCTCTACTGTCTTCCGTCTTATCCTTGATACCAGCGGTGCTGTGCCACTATTGACTAAGGCTGTCACTGCAGCTGATATGCCTAAGGGCGAAGTCATCTATGCACTTGGTTCCTACATCGGCAAGTACATGGTGTTTGGTACAAGCAAGGGTGTACGCGTAGGACAGATTGACACCTCTGGCTACCTATCATCTGGTTTCATTACTTATGGCCCATTGACCGTCATTACCAACGGCTACGACCCCGCCAGCGGTACCATTCTTAATGGCTCAGCATGTAAGTCAGTCACCTTCAATGACCGCTACGCCTACTGCACTGTCACCGGTTACATTGACACAGATGGCAACGGCACAACCTACCATTCAGGCTTGGTTAAAATTGACCTGAGCAAAGAAATTGCTCCTAACCAAATGGCTTACGCTACCCACCTGCAAGTACCGAATAGCCTTGAGGCTTCGGGAGTGTGTGTCGTTGGCGCTACTGGTCAGCTTGCTATTGGCGTTAAGGGTGACAACCTTTACTTTCAAGCTAACACTCTTATCTCTAGCGGCTACCTACAGACTGGACAAATTCGCTACTTCACACTTGAGGACAAGCACTTTGAGTTGGTCAAGCTACGTCAAACCCTGCCACTGACAGGACGATTGAGCTTAGCCTCTGTTGATGCCAATGGTCAGGCCACGCAAATCATTACCGTCGATAACAACTTCGACTTCACCCAAGACATCACTGGCCTTGACCAGCTTGACTTGACTCCTAAAGAATCTATCGCTTTGCGCTTTACGCTTATCGCTGCATCTGGTCAGGCAGTAGGCAACGAAGATTCATTCAACGGCTACCAGCTCAAGGCTCTGCCTGCTGTCCGCCGTCAGCGCATCATCACGCTACCACTTATGTGCTACGACTTTGAAGGCGATAGATACAACATGAGCATTGGCTACGAAGGCCGTGCAGCTGAGCGCGTTCAATCATTGGAAGACATCGAGTCCAATGGTGACGTTATCGTTCTTCAAGACTTTACCAACAATGAAACCATCCGTGGCGTCATTGAAAGTCTCACCTTCATTCGCATGACTCCACCAGAGCGTCGCTTCAAAGGCTTCGGTGGAATGATTATCTGCCAGTTCCGTACCGTATAACAGTTAGGGCGTACCGCAAAATGACAAGCACGGATTTAACAACTATCGCATACAACGCTGTCTTTACTATCGGAGCCACAGGTACTGGCATCTGGTATATCTTCAAGCATGGCGTACAGAATGTCCTCAAGTCTGAGATGAATGACATCAAGACTATTAAGAATGAGGTAACGCCTAACTCTGGCGGTTCATTAAACGATGCTATCCGTAAGCAAGTCATCCCCATGATTGAGACTTTGGTAGAGAAGCAACAGAATATAGCGGTAGACCTGGGCACACTCAATGGCAAGTTTGAGCAGCATATTCGGGAGCATAATGATTAANCNNTTTAAGAAAAAATACATCCACGAAGCTACTGGCGATGTGCTGACCTTCTCTGAACAGATTAGCTGGAAGATTCAAGGCATTATCCGCAACTGGTTCTTCGTCATCCTTTGGACTGGCGTTACCTTTGTCTGGTGGGCGCAGCCCACATGGTTTACAGACACTCATGCCTATATCAAGTGGATGAACCTAGCCTCATGGCTGGCAGTTACCGTTGAGCTTATCATCGGTATTGCCATGATTGGCCAGACCAAGCGCGATGCCATGATTATTCGCCACATCTTGAAGTTAGAGAAGCAGGAAATTGACCACTTACAGGACATCATGGAGCAGCAACTACATGACTAAATACGAACCACGCATCGGTGACTACGGCGTAGTACGCACCGGTGGATTCTTCGGAAAGCTTATTAGACTAGGAACGGTATCCCGCTGGAACCATGCGTTTATCTATATTGGCGATGGCAAGATTGTGGGAGCTGACCCTACTGGCGTTGCTATTAGTAACCTTAGCAATTACCCATTGGTTGCATGGAACCAGCACGAAGAATTGTCTGAGGAGCAACGAGCAAAGATTGTTCAGCATGCCCAAGCAGCAGTCGGACGGCCATACAATTTTGGCATCATTGCCATGCTTGCGCTTCGTGCGCTAGGCGTAAAAATTTTTCCCAAAAAATTCATGCATTACTTGGCTAACCATGCAGGTTACATCTGCTCTGAATTGGTAGCCGAGTGCTACACAGAGGCAGGCTACCCAGTCTGCGCTAACCCAGATGTATGCAACCCAGGAGACTTAGCAGAGAGGCTAATCTGGCAATGACGCAAGCAACAGACTTTGTAGCGAAAGCTAATGGCGAAATTGGAACCATTGAGGTTCCAAACAACAAGACTAAGTACGGCGTCTTCACAGGCCACGACGGCCAGCCCTGGTGTGGCTCCTTCGTCATGTGGTGTGCGGCACAGGTAGGTTTCAAAGGTATGCCTAATTGCGTCTATACGCCCGCTGGAGCCGAGGCATTCAAGGGTCAGGGCAGATGGTCCAACCCTGCCACATACAAGCCTCAGGCTGGCGATATAGCCTTTTTCGGCTTTGACGGCAAGGGTATTGAGCATGTGGGTATCGTTGTCAAGGACAATGGCGATGGCACTATGACAACCATCGAAGGCAATACTAGCCCTGATACCAAGCCGGTAGGTAGCCAAGCCAATGGTGGCGAAGTCTGCCTGAAAACCCGTGCCTATAAGACAACCAACAAGCGTCACCTCCCGGTCTTCGTGGTAGGATTAGGTAGTCCGAAATGGACAAACTAATCTCACTATAGGGAGAATGACATGAAGTTCAACAAAGCTATCGTCGAGCATTACCTCGCCGCACTTCTCGTTGCTGGCGTATCAATTTGGCAGACTGGTAACCATCACCTCAAGTCTGTTGCATGGGCTGCTGTTGTAGCAGTTCTTGGACCAGTTGCAGTTGGTGCATATAACCACTTTAAGACAGCTGCAAAGTAAATTCGCGCTTGAACCATCCCTGTGTAATCCGCAAGGATAGGCCAAATGGCTAGCGTGTGAAAGACGTAACCCCCGCTTAATCGCGGGGGTTATTTTTTATTCCGTTTTACTGTTAGAGGCTATCAGCCTAGCCGCCTCAACGGGGCGCCTAAGAGGCGCCGGGGTTAACTACATTCGCTTCGCTCATATTGTACACATACCCAGCTGCTGATTGTCAAATCGAACCCAGCTGCGAAATCGTCGGCGTGTTGCGTTTGACACGCCACGCTTACCCATATGCTACATTTCAGCCATGTCAGATATACAAGTAGCACACCGTTCGTTCAGCTCGCTCACCTCATGGATTCGCTGTGGCAAAGCATGGCAACTAGAGCGTGACTTACAAGCACCGTCCGAGCCAGCATGGTGGTTCGTCGGTGGGTCTGCGTTCCACGCAGCAGCAGAGAAGTTTCTGCTCCAGCAGTTTGAAAATTCCAAGACACCTCTCACAGATAAGCCACCATTCTAATGACAAAAGAGTTTACCTTTTACAACCGAGTCAACCTGACCACCGGTTACAGCAAGCACACTGTCCGCTTGGGATTCAGCATTGGCAAGTACGGCATTGACGCTGACTTCCTCTTCTTCTGGTTCTCGCTGGAGTGGTGATGGATGACATCGCAAACATTAAACCAACCACAGGTGCGGAAGCCGACTATCGTAATCTCGGCCCAATCAGAGTCTGCCCATGTGGGTCAGACCTCTGGTCGGTCAAGTGTAAGTTTGACGATGACGGAGAAATCGGTATCTATTTCTTGGACATCAACTGTGCGCTATGTGGTAGCCTCGCCATCGCAGTCACGCCACCGCTAGGAGAATCACATGGGTAAGAAGCGTGCACAGATTATTAGCCAACAGGCATTTCAGCAAGCCTTTGCTGAAACCGAAGTCGTCATGCGACTCGCCCTAGGAAAACAAATCCAAAAGCTTATTGACAAAGAGCCTAACGAGATGGTTAAACTAGGCCTCGAACATGCACGTAAAGTTGTAGCAGGAGAGGAAACGTATGACTTGGGATAAGGTTTGGGAAGAATCCTTCCTTGAACAAATTGCAGAAGTCGAAGCTAAGTCCAGCACCAATCCTACTGATTGGCGTGTGGGTGGACGCTCATCCAAAGCCAACCCTGATAAAGAGAACAAGGTCTGGTGGGATGAGAACGGCAAGCAGATGTTCTTCAACTTCATCAACGCTTGGCAGGAGTCAGGCTTTGAGTTGTGGGTATCACCAGAGGGTGTACCTGGAGTTGAAATCGGATTCAACAACTTCTTCGGTAGCGTCAACGTCAAAGCATTTGCCGACGCTGTTGTGGTGGCAGGCACCGAGATTGCTGTGGTAGACTTCAAGACCGGCAGTTACATGCCGGACTCATCGCTACAACTGGGAGTCTATGCCTCCATGATGGAGATGCAATTTGGTGTACGCCCTACCAAGGGTTACTATTACTCAGCTCGCAAGGCTCAGTTTGAGGAAGCTTCTGGCTTGGAGCGCTGGACAATCCCCGTGCTTACGGAATTGTTTGAGCAGTTCGAGCGTGGCATTCAGAACAAAATCTTTTTACCTAACATCGGTATGTCATGTAGCACATGCGGAGTGAAGGACTATTGTTACGCCGTTGGCGGAGAGCTGGCACAGATTTACGACCCACTAGCAGAAATCAAATAAGGAGAAACACATGGCAGCACAAAGCAATACCAAGTTCCAAGTCAACTTTAAGTTGGCTGATGGCACACTCATCAACATCTATGCAGACGACTCAGCTGAGTTGGAAGCACAGTTGGCAACCATCCAAGATTCAGCAGCTCTCATCGGCGCTGTTTCTGGTTCATTGGCTAACGCCAGTGGCATCCGCAACGCAGTTGCTGGATTCAACGCTACACCAGTAGCACAAGCATCATCCGCTCCGTCAGCGGTTATCGAAGAAGGCCATTGCAAGCACGGCAAGCTCACTTACCGTGAGTCAAAGCCAGGCGATGCAAAGACATGGAAGGGTTGGTTCTGCCCATCACCAAAGGGTACTCCCGACCAGTGCGCTCCTAAGTTCCTTCGTTAGTATCTGATGCTGTCACTCTCACAAGCGACAGCGAAAAGCACTAATGAATATCAGCTACTGCCAGACCTGTTTCCTTCGCTAGCTAGTGAAGGAATCAGGTTTCGCAGGGGACAATTAACAATGATTGCCGGTCAACCAAACGCCGGCAAATCTTTAATCGCTCTCTGGATGGCAGTGCAGATGAAGGTGCCTACGCTGTACATATCCGCAGATACCGATGCTTACACAACAGCTATCCGTGCAGCTGCTATGGTTACCGGACACCAAGTGTCTTCTGTTGAAGAAGCATTTGCCACCGGTGAAGGTAGAGAATTTTACGCGTCTGAGCTAGCAAGCATTACGCATTTGCAGTTTGACTTTGCTCCATCCCCTACACTTGATGAGGTTGACCTAGCTATCCGTGCATACGGTGAGGCATATGGTCAGTATCCACACATGATTATTGTGGACAACGCAATGAACGTTGTCTCCATGCACAACGATGAATGGTCCGGCCTTCGTGAGATAGCCAAAGCCATGCACCACATCGCCCGTGAGACAGACGCAGCTGTGCTGCTACTGCATCACACCTCAGAGAATGAGGGCAAGCCAGACATCCCACCTAGCCGCAAGGCTATTCAGGGCAAGATTAGCCAGCTGCCCGAGATGATTCTTACCGTTGCTCTCGTGTCACACACCGGTGAGTTTAGAGTGGCGGCAGTCAAAAACCGCTTTGCTAAACACTCAGCCACTGGAGATAACTTTGTTACCTTACAAGCTGACCCAAGCCGCATGAGTATCTATTCAGACCGCACCGCCCAGTACGTGGCAGATAGTTGGAGGGCAATGCAATGAGTTTTAAAGAAGGCAAGGACTATTTCACAGGTGCGGGCAACATGGTCAATTTCTATGAGGCCGATAACACTGACGAGGAAAAATTTTTTGCAAAAAAATATCTGCTCAAGCACAAAGCTTATGACATCTGTGAGATACTAGGACTATGAGTACATACGGTAAGCGCAAAGGCTCTGCCTTTGAGACAGGCATTCTCAAGTTCCTTCGTAGCAAAGGCTTAGCATCCGAAAGGTTACGCCTCGCTGGCAAGGACGACGAAGGCGACATCGTATGTATCGTTGCAGGTGCGCCATACATCTTTGAGCTAAAGGCTACAGCCAAGATGGACTTGCCACAGTTCTGGCGTGAGGCTACCACCGAGGCATTTAACTATGCCAAAGCGCGTAACTTAGATGTTACACCACCAGCCTATGTCATCGTCAAGCGCCGCATGGCGGGGCTAGACCAGTCATGGGTTATCCAAGATTTGAACCAGTGGTTGAAGGTAACCGGTGGTATCGAAGCCTGACCTTGCTGCCGTGCTTGAGCATTACGGCATTAACGTATTGGACAGGCATGGTTGGGTGCCATGCAAGTGCGTTATCCATGATGACACCATGGCTAGTGCAGCATATAACCTTGATAGTCAGGCATACAACTGCCTAGTCTGTCAGGTTCTCGGAGATGTATACACATTAGTGCAAGCTAAAGAAGGGCTAGATTTTAAAGATGCTAAACGAAAAGCAGAGAGCATTGCTCACGGACGCAGCAAGCAAATACGCCAGCAGTCTAACTCCACAGGCAGCCTCTTACCTGGCGGCACGAGGCATAACACAGGAAGTCGCGCATACGTTCCAGCTTGGAAGCGTCGTGGAGCCTAGTGCTGGACATGAGCATGCCGTTAACAGATTATCTATTCCGTACCTTACGCCAGCCGGTGTTGTGGGAATTAAGTTCAGGAGCGTAGATGAGTCAACTCCAAAATACCTCTGGCCTACCGGTCAGAAGATTGGGCTATATAACGTACTTGATTTGCATAAGCCTAGTGACACGATTGCCATTTGCGAAGGCGAGATTGACACGATTGTTGCATCGGGCATCGTGGGAATACCTGCGGTTGGAGTTGCTGGAGTCAGCCAATGGAAACCGTGGTTTCCTAAACTCTTTGAATCGTATTCTCGCATCCTTATATTTGCGGATAACGACGTCAAAGAAGATGGAAGAAACCCTGGCCAAGAGCTGGCTAAGCGAATCAAGGAAGACTTGGACAAAGCGGAAATAGTACACCTTCCCGACAATATGGACACTAATGAGGTATACTTACAGTATGGCCCTGATTGGTTCACCGAGAGGATAGCGGCGTGACAACCATCGCAGCGATTCAAGGCCCTGACTGGGTAGTAGTCGGGGCTGATTCGCAATCCTCTGATACTGATGGCTTCGCTATCAACATACCAGGTGGCAAAGTATTTAAGAATAGCAACATCGTCTTCGCCGGTGCTGGTGCGGTGCGAGGTATCAACCTGCTGCAACATGACTTCGCACCACCGGTAGTCAACACCAAAGACATTGACAAGTATGTTACCCGTCAGCTTATCCCAGCCATGCGCCGTACTTTTAGCGAGGCAGGCTATGAGATTAACAAGGGTGATTCAGCTGTAGAGAATGACAACATCTGGATTGTCGTTGTCAAAGGTGAGGTGTATCGCATTGATGAAGACTACTCGTGGGAGCGTACAGTGAATAACCTGTATGTCGCAGGCAGTGGCGAGCAGTTTGCTCTTGGCGCTATGGATGCGCTGACAGGTGGCGTCATGGTTGATGACTTGGCCAAAGCCAAGAAGATAGTCACAAAAGCTATTCAAACAGCCAGCAAATATGACACCGCTACCGGTGGCAAGATAACGATTACCGTGGTGCAGGAGAACAAATGACACCGGAGATGTCAGACTTTGACTTAGACTTTTCGTATGGGCACGAGGGCGAGCAGCTCGTCAATAACATCCTCACTGGCGGGCTGACCGTAGAAGTAAAGCGCGATAGGCGCTGGGTGCAGACCGGTAACATCTACATTGAGACTGCATTCTACTCACGGGCTACACACAATTGGGTTGAGTCAGGCTTGATGAAGACTAAGGCAGACCGCTGGGCATTTGTGCTTGAGCAGCTGGTCATCATCGCTACCACCAATGATTTGAAAGAAGCTATTAACCGTTACGGCAGACCCATCAGCAATGAGAAGGAGCCTAACCCAAGCAAAGGATTCCTGATTACTGTTGATGACATTATGTCGGTGCAGCGTGGTCGCTGAGCCAACCTTCATCTATGGCCCCAAAGATGGGGCGCAGGTGCCGCCTGTATTCTGGGCGCTAGATACTATTGAGTTGGTTCAGCACATGGAGAATGGTACTGACCTGATATACTTTTACCAGCTCGATGAAGAGACAAAGAATTATATATACCAAGGGCAAGCGGAAGGATAGGGATATGAGTGAGTCAAGAGGAACTGAATTTGGCCATACTATTGCTGGTGCAGAATGGCTTTTTAATCCAGAGCGTAGACCAAAAAAAGAATCAGATTACAATTACCCTGCCTCCCACAAGGAATTCTGCGCCAACGTCTGGGAAATAATGGATGAGATTGGCAACTTGCTTATTACCAAGCAGTTGGACTACGGCCCTGGCAATATCAACAACGCGCATGGTGGCCCCATCAACGGCTTGATGGTACGCATTGGCGATAAGTTTGAGCGACTCAAGAACCTTATGAAAAAGGATGGCATCAAGCCACAGCACGAGAGCATTGAAGATAGTTTCAAGGACCTAGCAAACTACGGCGTCATCGGACTGATGGTGCAACGAGGGGTATGGCCGAAACAATGAGAAAAAAAGAACTTATCAAGCGCATTGAAAACCTTGAAAAACAATTAGACGCTAATGGCTCATTAATTTTTAATTTACAACGTAATTTATCTGAGTTGAGTGACAGATGTCGCGCTTCTCAAATGACTGATAGATACACATTAAGGGAAGCGCGATTCAAAAATCTTGAAGATGCTGTTGGAAAACTTATTGAGTTGAAGTATCCCGAGAATATGAGCGAGCAACAAAAGGTTTTCTTCCATGATACTTTAGAACGATTTAGGAATAAGATAGATTAACAATGAAAACAATAGTTGTTATTTCAGACTTGCAAAGTCCTTTCCATGACGTCGGTGCAACCGACACACTAGCAAAGTTTATTAAAGCATACAAGCCGGACGAAGTTGTATCCGTCGGCGATGAGATTGACTTCCCACAAATCAGTCGTTGGGAAGAAGGCTACGGCGGAGAGTGGAACTATGACATCGCAAAGCACAGAGACATCAC